CAGTTGCTGTAACTACAAATTGGCAACGTTATGCTATTGCTTTTCCGGCAACACCCATTAACTCGGCTGGTTCTTTTTCTAATTCTGCGTGGATTGACTTTAACTTTGGCGTCGACTACCCAGATATGTACATCACAGGCGTACAGCTAGAGGCCGGAAGCGTAGCGACCCCTTTTGAGCATCGGCAGTATGGGCAGGAGTTGGCTTTGTGTCAGAGGTATTTTCAGCAGCTAAACGCATCTGGGACAAGGTCAGTTTTTGCTTTTGGTACATCGGTAAACACGACTCTTGTTATTGGCACATACTACCCACCTGTCGTCTTCCGAGCCGCTCCTACTCTTGTGTCGTCAAGTATAGGGGTAGATTTTGGTGACGGGCCGAGAACAGCATCTCTGGCAATTAATTCTACTTACTCAGCCAAAGCACTAGTCAGTTTTTCTGCTACAGCTACAGGGCTGGTTGCAAATAGAGCGTACTTTATCAATGCGTTTAACACGGCGGTGGCAGTTGTACAACTTTCCGCGGAGCTATAAATCATGTACAAACTAAACCAAAACTCAACAAGCATCACCCGTCTTGCAGACGGCGCAAGCATCCCCGCTGACCCAGCCAACACCGATTACGCAGCCTATCTCCTATGGCTCTCCGAAGGCAACACGCCAGAGCCTGCGGACATTCCACCAGAGCCAACCTACCAAGAGTTACGTGCCTCAGAATATCCTCCAGCGGCTGACTACTTAGACGCAATAGTCAAAGGCGACACAGCACAAGCGCAGGCATACATTGATGAATGTCTGGCAGTAAAGGCTAAGTATCCTAAATGACAGAAGTAACCCACAAAGAGATTTACGATAGATTGTTAGCGGTCGAAACCAAGGTGGATAACCTAGCAGAAGATAGTAAAGAGGTGGTGGCGGCATTCAATGCAGCCCAAGGAGCCTTCACTGTACTAGGGTGGTTAGCTTCAGCAGCGAGACCTATGTTGTGGATTGCAGGTATTGTTACAGCTTTCTCTTTTATGATTAGTGAATATAGGATGAAGTAATGATTGCTGAACTTGCTATAGCCAACTGGACACCGCGCGGGTATTACGTTATGCGCAATAAAACTAGTGGAGTTACCCGTAAATTAAAAGCAAAGTACTGTGAGCTACATGGCATTAAAAGCCCCGGAGTAAACTATATAAACATAGATAAAGATCATTTCTTAGAGTGGAGAAATAATTTATGATAGCAGAGTTAATGCTAGCTAATAGCGCTTTTGCTGTTATTAAGGAAACTATTAACAATGGGGGTGCTTTCATAGAGGCAAGTTCACAGGTGTTAGATTATTTTAACAGTAAAGCTAAGATACAAAAAGAGTTAAACAAAAAGGGTAGTGGTAACGAACTAGAAGAGTTCTTTGCATTAGAAGCCCTGAAGCAACAAGAAGAAGAGCTTAAAGAGATGATGATCTACTCAGGTAGAGGCGGCATGTGGGATGAGTGGTTACAGTTCCAAGTAGAGGCACGCAGGAGTAGAGAAAGAGATGCAGCGCAAGAGAGAGCTAAGAAGCTAAAGTTTAAACGCAAGATACAAGATGTAGTTAACATTGTTATGGCTGTCTTACTGGTGTCAACTGGTTTGTTTGCTGTTGTAGGGTTAGCTTGGGCAATATACACTAAAGGACAATTCTAATGCGAGATTTACCAGTACGTAACATGCGTAAGATGAAGAACAAGAAACCAAAGCCAACAAAGAAGTAAGGAGCTAGTATGCAAGACTTTAATTCATTTATACAAAGCCTACTCAGTAATCCTAGTCCACAGGGCGGCATGATGGGTGGCGGCGGAAACCAAACTAATAGAAACTTCTACGATCAAGCGGGTAATGATGCTTATTACCAGAACCCTTATCGTATGCAGGATTCTATTGACGCTGCCATGCTAAAGCGTAAAGAAGCTGATGATGCGATGGCGGCGGCGATGGGTCAACAGATGCCTCAAACTAATGGTAAGCTGGATGGGGATGGTGGTTACGATGGCGATGGCGGTGGCGGGGGTACACCTTCAGCCCCTACCGTTAGTTCTATAAACGCTCAGGATATTGCATTTGCGGTGTTATCTGCTACTGAAGGGTTAACGCCCAGCATCGCGGCTAATCTGGGGGCACTAGGTCTTTTAGGGTACGGGGGTCGAGCAGTAGCAAACAATTACTTCAATAACGAAATAGATGCTCTGTCTAATCAATATGGAGCTACCCCTCCCGGTATGTTCTCTGTATCCGATCAAAAGGGCAATGTATCCACTATCTCTAATGCCGCAAGTATAGCTGCTCAAAACATGGCCGAGTTTGGTGTTACAGGTATGGATACCGGTGGTTATAATGCTGGCGATGGGGGCTATGGTTCAGGGACTGTGGGGTACGATGCTGGCGATATGGGGCATGGTGGCGGCGGCTTTGATGGTGGCGGCATTGGCGGTAGTATCGGTGGTGGTGGTGGTTTAGGGGGTTTCTTTTAATGAAACATTCAATTGGACTTAACCCTGTAGCGGCAACTCTTACAACCATCTTAACTGTCCCTGCTGGTTATAAAGCAAACGTAAGCACTTTGTTTGTTAGTAATGCTACCGGAAACAACAAGCACTTTACAATCTATTGGCAACACGCTCACGATATTACACATAAGGTATATATTGTTACTGAAGCTATCGTAGCGCCTAATAGTTATATCCAATACACAGATAGTTTGGTTATGCAAGCAGGAGACTCTTTACACTTTAACTCAGAAGCCGGTTCAGAGCCTTCTGTTATTGCCTCGTTTGACCTATATAAAGAAACCCCTATAGCCTTTTTTGGCAACGAATAATGCTTGACATTTTAGCACAACTGTGGTATAATAGCAACAAAGGAACTTAAATGACATACTTAGAACTTGTTAATGCAGTGATGCGCCGTATAAGAGAAAGTGAAGTTGATTCAGTGCAAGGCGCTGGTAACACAAACTCTTATGCCCGTCTCATTGGTGACTTTGTTAATGATGCAAAGAACGAAGTTGAGAACTCTTGGAACTGGAGTGCGCTACGCTCTACGTTAACATTAACTACCACCGCCGGTATCTTTAACTACGAGTTGAATGGTGCTCAGAATAACTTTGCTGTATTAGACATCTACAATGATACTAGCAATCTTGAGATGCAGTATAAGGATAGTAAGTGGTTTAACCGCGAGTTCTTGATGGCAACACCACAGACAGGCGCTCCTTACTACTACAACTTTAACGGTGTATCAACCGACAGAGATACGCAGGTAGACATCTACCCAATCCCTGACGCTGTATATGACCTCCGCTTTAACTTGTCATTACGTAACCTGCCTCTTGACGCTGATGCCGATACCACTGTTCTTCCTACCCGCCCTATCATATTGTTAGCGACAGCAATGGCGATTGAAGAGCGTGGTGAAGACGGTGGTAAGCAAAGCATCAATGCCTACGCTGCAAGTCAAAGTTCCTTAGCGGATGAAATCTCTTATGATGCCGCTCGTCACCCTGAAGATGTTATTTGGTATAGTGTATGAAAGAACTCCAATCTCTATCCGTTGTTTCTCCCGGCTTCTTTGGGTTAAACACACAAGAGAGTGGTATTACGTTGTCCCCTAACTTTGCTCAACTGACCGACAATGTTGTTATAGACAAGTTTGGTCGGCTAGGCTCACGTAAGGGTTGGGCAATGAAGACAACCACAGGTGTAGATACCCTTGCCGGTGCTACTGTTGACTTTATGATGGAGCATGTGAACGCTGATAACTCTTCTGTTATCTTGTCCGGCTCTATTAATAAGATATTTAAAGATGGTGTTGATGCCGTACTAACAGACGTAACACCAGCAGGGTACACGATATCCGCCAATGGATGGAAGGGTGCTTCACTTAACGATAAGTCAATGTTGTGTCAAGAAGGTCATGAACCTTTAATCTACTCAGAGGCAGCGTCACCCGCCACAAAGACCTTAGCAGTCCACACAAGTACAACAGCCTCCTTCGGTACTAGCTACCCTCGTGATGTTATAGCCGCTTACGGTCGGTTCTGGGCACATGATGGTTCAACAATCTACTGGTCTACGGACATAGCAGACACAGCATTTCCAGCCTTTGCAGCGGGGTCTAGCGGCTCTTTAAACATAGCCTCTGTACTACCTAACAACGTTGACACTATAGTCGCTCTAGCCTCTCACAATGGCTTCTTAATCATCTTCTGTGAGGATAACATTGTTATCTATAAAGGTGCAGAGAATGTCTTAGATGCCTTTTCCCTTAGTGATGTTATAACAGGTGTTGGTTGCGTTGCTCGTGACTCGTTAGCCTACACTGGTGGCGACCTCATCTTCTTGAGCGACACTGGTGTTCGTAGCTTAGGTCGTGTTATTCAAGAGAAGTCATTGCCTATGCGTGACTTGACTAAGAATGTGCGTGATGACCTCTTAAAAGACATAACACAAGAGCGTGCAACTAATAGCGGCTTGAGTAAAGTTAAAGCTGTTTACTCTGAGATATATGCCTTCTATCTTTTATCTTTCCCTGCAACGTCTACCATCTATTGTTTAGATATGCGCCAGCCATTAGAAGATGGTAGTGCTCGTATAACTCAATGGAATGCATATCAAGCAACTTCTCTACTGCGTATGCGTGATCGTAGGTTATTGGTAGGTAAGACTAACGGGATTGGTTTGTATTCAGGTAACTCGGACAACGGCTCTAGTTTCCGACTCCGTTACTTCTCTCACTACTTGGACATGCAAAGTCCTACACAATTGAAGATACTAAAGCAGATAAAGGCAACAGTTATTGGCGGTAGTAATCAATCCTTTATTATTAAGGCTGGTTTCGACTTCTCCGCTTCTACTCGCTCTTATCCCTTCACCATCATTGATAGTGCAGTTGCTGAGTTTGGGATTGCTGAGTACGGCATCTCTGAGTATTCATTCGGTATTAACCTTGACTCTATTAAGAGTAGTGTAGGTGGTAGTGGTAATGTAATTCAGATTGGATTTGAGGCTGATGTTAACGGAAGTGAATTGTCCGTACAGAAGCTAGATATATTTGTTAAAACAGGAAGGACGAGTTAATGTCTAACTATTCAAAGAGTACAGACTTCGCGGCTAAGGATGATTTGTTAACCGGTAATGCCAATAAGATTATTAAAGGCACTGAGATTAACGATGAGTTTGACGCTATACTAACAGCAGTTAACAGTAAAGCTAACTCTAACAATGCATCGCTGACGGGTACACCTGCTGCGCCTACAGCGGCTGCTAACACTGAGACTACACAGATAGCCACTACAGCCTTTGTTAAGGTTGCTAGAGAGGCATTGTACCCTGTAGGCTCTATCTACACCAATGCGACAGTAGCAACTAACCCCAGCACATTACTGGGCTTTGGTACATGGACAGCTTTTGGAGCTAGTCGTGTAATGGTCGGCTTTGATGCCGGTAACGCAGCTTATGACACACTAGGCGAAACAGGTGCTATCACCGCCGCTAGTGGTTCTACTTCAATTCTCACATATGTCACTGTATATATGTGGAAACGTACAGTTTAAGGATTTATTATGAGTTTGTTTGATTTTGCTAACTTAGCTGCTAATGTCTATGGTGGGATGGCTGCTAGAGACGCTGGTCGAGAGTCGGCAGCGGCACAGATGGCGGCGGGACAACAAGCGGCAGCGGCTGCTGAGTTTAAACCCTATTCTATCACCTCTGGGTTCGGTACTGGTTATTTTGACACAGAGAATAACAGGGCAGGTTACGATATTGACCCTGTTCTAAAGGCTTTCCGTGACCAAGCATATGGGGGAGCTGCTGACTTCATGGGGCAGGTTAACGCTGACCCTACACAAGCCGCACAGAACTACTATAACCAACAACAAGGTATTATGGCTGGGGGTCGTGAAGCTGAAGACATCGCCCTACGTCAGAATCAATTACAGAGTGGTCGTATTGGCTTAGGCTTATCGTCCAACGCTATGGGTGGCGGTGGCCCTGCTGGGATGGGTGGCGGGTATGTTAACCCAGATCAGTTCCAGCAACAGATGGCGCGTAACATGGCAGACCAACAGTTAGCAGGTCAATCTACACAGTTGGCTCAAGCTGATATGGATAGAAACATAAGCCGAGGTCAAGGTATGTTACAGACTGCTACTGGCTTAGAAAACATGGCAATGCAACCTATGACAATTGGTGCTGATATAGGCAATAACGCGGCTGTAGCAGGTGCTCGTGAAGGTGCTTCATTGTTAGCTGGTGGTCAAGCGGCGGCTAATGCTAACTTTGCTGGTGGTTTAGGTATGTCAGGTATGTTCCAGAATATAGGCCAAGGTTTCGGTAACTATGGTGCTTATGGTAACACAGGCGCTCGTCCAATCAATAAGGGGTAATAATGACTAGTAATCTTTCAGGCTTATTCGGAGGTATGACCAAATCTCCAGAACAATACAGACAAGAGTCTATTCAAGGTATGACTGTATCTCCGGCGCAAATGGGGCAACAGAGTTTGAACCAGCAGTTGATTTCACAGATGTCTAATGTGGGCGCTAACATTGGTTCGTTGGCTGGTGGTATGATGGGCGGACAGACGCAACAGCAAGGAGATAACCAACGTGTTCAAGGGGTAATGCAAGGTTTGGACTTAACAAACCCTGAGGGTGTTACAAAAGCCGCTAATCGGTTGGTAGATATGGGGTTCCCACAACAAGCTCAGGCTTTGATGAAGCGGGTTGAAGGAATAGAGGATAGAGCGATGGCTAAGGAGGCACATACTTTTAATATAACGCCTAAAGCAGCGACCCCTTCAAGTTTACGGACTTTAATAAATGAGCGAAGCCAATATGAACCCGGCACTCCAAATTATATCCTTTTAACTAAAGCTATTGATAAAGCAACTGACAAAAGTTCACCTCAAATAGTTCAGTTACAACAAGCTCTTAAAGGAACGATTACCGGGAGCAAGGAAGCAAAAGAAATACAAGCACAAATTGCTGCTTTAGGGCGGGGTAATGTTGGAACAGGTACTCCTGCTAATATTGAGGTTAAAGATATTAACTCTATACGGACTAATGCACGTGCTGATCTATCAGATTATAGCAATGTCATTAATTCTGCACAGGGAGGATTAAGGTTTCTTGATCTTGGTAGCCCTAAAGCAGAGGCACAAGTTGATAGAGCTTTAGCTGCTTTGAGCGGGGACACACAAACATCTGCACTTGAAATCAACTTAACTTCTAACAGTGGCCCTTTAGGTCAACAAATTGCAAATACTATTTCTAAATTAACAGTAGGAGGGTCAGGCGCTTCAAGTAAGATAGAAAAGCAACATGTTTTAGAAGCTAGTTTAATTCATAACACTTTACAATACAATTCAAAAAGAGATGAGATTCTAAGTGCTTATCAGAATACTAATATGTCTGACTCACAGATAACTTCAATTGTAGGCGCACCAAAAGAACTGCCTAAATCTTTAATTAAAAGGTTTGTTGAAGCAAATGGTGAAAAATTCGAACCCACTAAATTTGATTACCGTATGAGTGCTAACGGGTCAATTCAGAGAAAAGAGAAAAGGTAATATAATGGCTAAAGAAGACGAATGGACAACCATTTCTAACGACTCAACTAAAGCACCAATAGGTGAAGGTGAAAAAGGGTGGGTTACAATTGAAAGCGTGTCTTCACAAATACCTGAACCAGAAGTTCAAACCCTAGGTAAATATCTTCTTGGTAGGGCCAGTGAGGGTTTAGCTACTATGGGGGCTTCCGGGGCTTATGCTTCCGCTATAGGGCCGGGAGGTATTGCTACCTCTAACCCTATTTCTGAGTTAGTTATAGAGCCTAGTGATATTCAATCCGCAGTAGGTATTCAACCAGCTAATCCGAAAGGGCAAGGAGCACTTACTCGTATACTAGGTTCCGGTTTAGCCGCCGCTGGTGACCCTTTATCTTATCTAGGGGTGGGAATACCAACAAAAATGGGGTTGGCTGTAGAAGGTGTACAAAATACCGTAACAGGTATGAGCGCAGAAGCTGCGGGTGACGTGGGGAATGCGTTGATTAAAGGCTTTACAGGAGAAGAGTCGCCAACAGGTAGGTTAATTGGCAACGTAGCTGGAGCTTTAGCGGGGTCTGCTACACACGGGACTGTACGTTACGGTGTGGAAGCAGGTGGTGATTTTGTAGCTCAACTGTCAACTAAGTTTTCTAAAGTAAAAGCTGACCCATCACAAGTTGAAAATATGGTGGCCACTAATGCCGCTAAACGTTTTCTAGAAGAAGGAGCCAAAGCAGGGGGTAAAGACTATAATAAAATGATTGCTGATTTTAGGGAAGTATCTGAATTTGTTATTGGGACAGACGCTCCTCTTTTGTTACAAGCAGCAGACAATCCTGTTTTTAGAGAAGAGTTAATTCGGTTAGCTAAAACAGACACTTCAAAAAGAGCAGCTTTAGAAGCTGAAGTAAACCGTATAGCCGCTGCTATTGATAAGAAAGCTGTTGTTTTATTCGGACAAAAGTATGCACCTATTCCTCCTAACGCGCCATTAGATATTCGTAATGTGCTTAAGCGGATTACCCAAATTACCAATAAAATTGATGAGTTGGCTGACCCATTTGCAACAGTTGCAGGTAAAACAGATACTGGCGTAGCTATTGAAAACCTAATAACAGCTAAGCGTACATTGATTAAACGTGAAATGAGTCCTCGTTATGAAGCGTTAAAACAGGAAGCTAGAGATGAAGGTTTAACAATAAATGCAGAAGCAACAGAATCCTTGTATTTATATGTTAAACAAAACAAAGTAGATGATATTTTTGGACGGCAAACTTCTCCTGAAAAACAAGTATCATCTATACTAAGTCCTAAACAAGTTAAAGGGTCTACAACACCTGAGTTTAAAGAAATGACTTTTGACAACGTGGATAGTTTAAAACGACTTGTAAACGCTGAATTGAGAAGGGTAAAAGACCCAGTTCAAGTTAAGAAATTAGAAGATTTTAAAACTGTACTTGATGATGTTAGAGATCAATATATCCCTGAACGTTACAATGAGGCCCTACGTGCTCTGGATACAGAATACTATCAACGATTAGGTGTCCCTTTCGGCGCGCAAGGTGTAAAAGACATGAGCGCGAAGAAGTATTCTTCTCAGGTTGCTCCTGTTCTTTTAAAGAATAAACAATCATATCAATCGTTTATAGATGTGGCGGGTGCGGAAGGCGAAGAAATAGCTAAAAAAGCTATGTTAAGTCTCGCATATGATTCTGTTATTAAAGATGGTGCTGTTAATAGTACTTCTCTTAGAACATTTATGAAAAAGAATGAAGAAGTGTTAAAAGAAATGCCGGATGTTCTTGAGTTGCTAAATAACACTCGTATGTCTGATACCAAACTTCGTACATCACGGGCAACATTAGAAACACAATATGCTGAAGCTCAAAAGCGGATAGCCCAAAACTGGTTTAATGGTACGCAGTCTGAAGTGCCTAATATGCAACAACTTGTTAATGATGCTTTTATTAATCCAAATAGACGTGCAAAACTTATACGTGATATAAAAGACTTATCACCTGAAGCCGCCGCAGCTGTTAGACAATCAATGAGAGCTTCTGTAGTTGAAAAAGCTATGAGTAATTCAAAAGGTGGTGTTGACTTCTTATTAAATAAGGATAATAAAGTTGCTTTAGATGCTATTTTAGGTAAAGGATACCAATCAAACTTAATGAAAGTTTTAAAGTTATCTGATGCAGTAAATAAAATTGACATTAAAAAGATGAGTCTTGCTGTAGATTTAGAGAAAAACTTAGACCCTTTAAATAAAATCTTTCCGGGTTTGGATGTACAAGGAACTATAGCAACTTTTAGACGACCTATTGTATCTATGCCTCAGAAAGGAGTTATACTTTATAGTAAGATTTCTCAAGCTAAAGCTACAAATGTTTTTGACACTAAGATTTTTGATATCTTAACTGACCCTAACGCTGTTAAACAACTTGCGAGTATAACAGAGGACTTAGACTTAACATTTAAAAATCCTTTAACCTTGAGAAAGGCGTTAACATCTATTGTTGATACAATACCTGCTCGTGCTTATATTGCTCTAACTGCTCCAGAAGACCAGAAGATGGAACAGCCAACAGAGCAGGATATGAAATTGCTTAACAAGTATCTTAACTAACCCACCAACTAAAAAGCCCCTATGTATCACTACATAGGGGCTTTTTTTTGCCTAGTTATCTAACAATGACACATCTATCTCATGGAACTCACCAAACAATATCTTAAAGAATGGGAGGCTAATAGCTAACCCCTCAAACCCTGTCATTATAGTTCTACGTGTTCCTTCCTCATCCTCTGAATCTACA